TAACACCTCGCTATGAAAACGTTAGTTTGATAGCGGTAGTTGTCAATTATAGAAACCGTATCTTTGAGAACAATTAAATAATCAATACTAAATTAATTGGACGGACGGAGAAATAACGGTGGTCATTCCACTAAAGGAAAGGCTGGAAGGAAGCCAAAGGCAGACGAGGATAGACTTAGAGATATGCTTTCACCATATCGTGAAGAAACGATTACAAAGGTCGTTAACATCATGCGAAATGGCGAAAAGGAATCAGACCAACTAGCAGCCGCAAAATTGCTAATGTCTTACGATTGGGGATTACCTAAACAAAAGACAGAAATCACAACTAACGATGAGCCGTTTATATTGAAAATTAATGGAACTAAGCCCGAAGCAAAGTGAAGCGTTTGAGTTAGCACTATCTGGAGAGAAAGACGTTATTCTCTACGGTGGTGCTATACGGCTTTAGCCCCTTCTATCTAGGTAGAGGGGGCGAAATATCGAGGTGGAAAAACAGTTGCGTTACTAACGCTATTCACGTACTTATGTTCTGAGTACGCTGGTTCACGTTGGGTAATAGTTCGTGAGTCATTACCAACGCTCAAACGAACTACGCTAGTCTCCTTTCAGGCGTTACTATCCGAAGGGTTACAATCATTCGTTAAGGACTTCAATAGAGACACGTACACGGTTACTTTTAAGAATGACAGTCAGATTATATTCATGGCTGAATCATTTGATACTGATAAGGAACTAAACCGCTTTAGAGGGCTTGAAATCAACGGTGCAGGTGCTGAAGAAATAAACGAACTTCAAAGAGCAACGTTTGACAAGTTGATTGAACGTACTGGAACTTGGTTAAAGGCTGGACATGATGTGCCTAGTATAATCTTCGCTACTTGTAACCCTACTCATAATTGGGTTAAGGAGTTGTTTTACGATAGGTTCATGGATGGTACACTACCTGAATCATGGGCGTACATTCAAGCAAAGATTACAGATAACCCTTTCTTGCCTGACAAGTACATTGAAGGGCTTAAACGCAACCTACCACCATTGCAGTATCAACGTTTTGTTGAGGGTGATTGGGAGGTTATCGAAGTAGGTAATAGATTTGCTAATGATTGGGATGATGAAACACATATCAAGTCATGTTGGCATAAGAAGGAATACCCGTTGTACATCTCAATGGACTTTAACATTGACCCGTTTGGGTTCATATTCTATCAGGTGTACCAAGATAGTGAAGGTTGGCATTTATGGGTATTCGATGAAGCTACTATAAAAGCTGGAACGATTGGTAAGGCAGTTGGTGAGATTAAAAGGAAGTTCACCCCTGCTGATATGTGGAGGTGTGTTATAACAGGTGATTACAACGGTAACAAGCGCGAAATGAGCCAAGCAGACCATGCTAGTAACTTCGAGCAGATAAGAAGGGAGTTGCAGATTAAGCCGAAACAAATACAGACAAGCGGCAACCCTAGACACGTTAACAGTCGTAATGATTTGAACTATGTTCTTTACCATTCAGGCGAAGGAAAGGATAAGATAGATTTTAGGATTGACCCAAGATGTGAGAACCTAATACGTGATATGCGATTCGTTGAAGCTAATGGAGAGGGTGGAATTGTAAAGAGCAACCGTAAGGACGTACACCAACACGCTGACCACCTCGATTGTCTTAGATACGCAATCAACCACAAAGATTGCATGAAGTGGATTAGATGGCGGCAAAAGGCTTTCGTATAAATTACTATATTTGACCAATGAACATTACCCAAGAACAAGAAGGAATGAAACCCGAACAACAAAAGAACTTAGAGGGAAATATGCGCGGTCTAATCAAAGCGCAGAACGACATAAGAGCGCGTATTAGTGAGATAATCACAGGAGCGCAAAAGATGGGTTATTCTGTTAATCCTAAGACAGGAGAAGTAAAGAAACTAAATCGTTAACTTTGTACTATGAGCATTTGCACCCCTTGTACTAAGACACTACCGATAGCGTACTGCGCTGATACCGTTTACCTAGCTGACTGGATTGCAGGGGCTGGAGTTGACGTTAAGGTTTACACTAAGAACACCGCTAACGGGCGTTTAAATGGCGTTCAAGTCACTACGGGAGTAGATGGTAAGATTGCTATTCCTTTCGTGTCTCGTGTTGTTGATGTTGATTACGAAGTTTGGATTAATTCTGATGCTGCTTCGATGCTTGAAAAGGAAGCGTTCTACCTACCTAATGAAACCGATTCTGTAACGTGTATTACCGTAAGATTTGAGAAGCTAAACGGGGTTACTGTAACTGAAGCAATTGTAAGCGAATGATTGAAACCGTAGCACTAACAGCCCTATCTATCATCGGTCTTAACCGAGTAGTAGATGGTTTACTTTGGACGTTCACAGGTAAGGAGTTAAGCGTTTACTTTGATATGATGTCTTTCACAAAGAAGCAAAAGTTTCTAAAGCCTGTTATATTCTGCACATTATGTATGTCATCGGTTTGGGGTTCTTACTTCCTTACTGTTTACTTGTTTGATTGGTTGCCATTGGTGTTTATTGCTTCTATCTTCGCGGTTGCTGGATTGATTGACATACTTGAACGAATAGGAGAATGAACTTTAAACTAGGAGATACTATCTACGTTAAGACAGACCCAAACCAAGACGAGGGTATTATAGTTGGTAAGACTGAATTGATAGGAGGTACTGTTGTGTATAGATGCGGTTGGAATGGTTCTTACGTTGAACTATACGGACAGGAGTTAACACATGAACCCGACCCTTTGAAGGTGTTGGGAATTAAAGAAAGTCACGAGCATTGAAAAACATACTATTCAAGATACTATCTAAAGTATCACCCGACACGATAGACAATTATATTGCTCAACGTTGGGTTAAGGTGCTAGAAAATAAAGACCTTACATTAGCTTTCGTTGATACTAACGGCAAAGCATGGTTTGAGTACCCTGATGAAATGGGTCATTCAGTTAAACGTATGGCTGCTAATATGCAAGTGGCGCAATACCTTAACGCTAACCTATCCAAAGAACTGTTAACCGATTGTGTAAGCGACATTAAGACGTTCTTAGCCAAAGCTGATTTGATTGGTGCAGGTGCTAGATTAACCGACCTAATGACATTAGCTGAAAGCGTTGTTCCAGTTGACGTATTGGTGAACATGATAGCGAATGATTTGATTCGTGAAGATGAAGACCCGAAGGACACGAACGACAAGATTCACAAAGAAAAGTGTGACTACATCAAAGCCGCAATTGAGAACGGTGACAGCTTTTTTTTTCGGTTGACCGTTGTAAAAGACCTATCAAACAAGTTCAAAATTTCGAAGGACAGTTGGAAGGACTTATTACTCGGATTTCAAGAAGTAATAGCGACACAAAAGCAAAGAACGGAGTTGCTTCATTCAATGAACTTAGAGAACGAGTAAACAAGAACACGGTAAACTTCACCATGTTTGTACGTAATGTTTTGTCTGAAGATGATATACATTATGACAGACTAATGGCAATGTCTTGTAAGAAATTCTTATTTGAATTGCGTATCTTTGTGCAACGCACCGAAAGGCAGCGTAACGAGCGCGATAAGAGACAGGCTAAATAAGTCTCTAAAGATTCCTTTGATTATGGAATGGCTGATAAGATTGTCGCGGAGTACATCGTTAAGACTGACAAGGCAATTAATAACCTTGACAAGCTAGAGAAGGAAGTAAAAGACCTATCTAAGCAAGGTAAGAAAGCCGCGAAGGATATAGAGGGTAATTTCAAGAAAACATCAAGTAGTTTAGTTAGTCAGTTCTCAAAGGTTGGGGCTGCTCTTGGTGTTGCTTTTGCTACTACTCAAGTAATAGCACTAGGTAAAGAAGCTGTTACCCTAGCTGCTCAAATGGAGGGCGTAGAAAGAGCCTTTAAGCGTATTGGTGGTGCTAATAGTGCTAATCTATTAGATGGATTAAGAAAAGCAACGAGAGGAACTGTAAGCGATTTAGTGTTGATGCAGAAGGCTGTACAAGCATCAAACTTCAAGATACCATTAGAAAACTTAGCAAGCCTATTTAAGTTCGCACAAGCAAGGGCGAGAGAAACAGGCGAATCAGTTGAATATCTGACAAACTCTATTGTATTGGGTATTGGTCGTAAGTCTCCGTTGATACTTGACAACTTAGGTATTAGTGCAGTTGAGTTAAGAGAACGTCTAAAGGGTGTTGGTGTTGAAGCTGCGAACGTTGGTGATATTGCTCAAATCATTGGTGATATTGCAGAAGAAGAGTTAGCTAAGATGGGTGACCAAGCCGACACAACGGCTGACAAGTTGGCTCAACTTAATATAATAGGTGAAAATCTTAAAGTCGGATTAGGCGAAGCGTTGATTAATCTAGGTACTGGCTTTGCTTTCTTAGCAGGTCAAATAGATGGTATAGATGTTAACCTTACTGGTGCAGAAAAAGCAGCCAAGAGTTTAGCTAAAACCTTTAGTGGTGATGTGGTTGGGGCAACTGAAATGATGCTGAAAAAGAATCAAGAATTACTTGAATCTCAACTAAAAATAGCAGAACTAGAGGAAACAAGAACATACCAAAATTCAAGAGAAGCGATTGCAAACATAAACGAAGCAATTGAAAAAGAGAAGGAACGCCAAGAGTTCTTGCGTGAGTATATTAAGCAACTGAAACTCATTTATGATGCTAGTATAAAGGTTGATGAAGTACAAAAAGAGCAAATAAGAAACGTATTCTTCTTAAAGAAAGCCATTGAAGACCTAACTGATGAAGTAAATTCTGAAGGTGTTTCACGTGAAAAGATAGCTGAACTACTGCCAAAGATAAAGGCTTTAGAGGAGGAATTAGCTAGACTATTAGGTAAGGAAACAGCCGAAATGAAAAAGCTACGCGAAGAGTTAGAACTCAACGCAAAGCTACGCGCCCAAGTATTTACAGGTGCTGAAATGGCTGAAGGGATTCCAGTTGTAACATTACTATCATCAACGCTCAACGAACTAAATCTGTTACTGAAAGAACAGAACGAAATACTAGACACAAGCCCCGAATTTTCTAAACGTTATAAAGAAGCATCAAAAGAAGTTGATAAGCTAAAGAAAAAGATTGATAGCTTTAACGATGACTTTATAGACCCATCTTTAGGTAATCCGAATGTTGCTCCGGGCGCACCCGGTTCTGCTACTGGTTTAGGGTTGTTTGGTGATGGAGAGGGTGATGAGCCAACAGATTTAGAGAAGTTTGAAGCGTATGCAAACGCTGTTAAAGACATAGTTTCAGGTATAACAGATGCAGTAACAGCAGGACACAAAGCGGAGTTAGCAAGTCTTGAATCTCAATTAAACGCTGGACAAATAACACGTGAGCAATACGATGAAAAGCGCAGAAAACTAGAACGTAAGAGTGCGATAGCAGCAAAGAACGCGGCTATATTTCAAGCGGTGATTAATACGGCTTTAGCAGTATCTAACGCTCTTAACACCGTTCCTTTCTTGCCACTTGGACCTGTTATGGCTGGTATTGCTGCTGGTCTTGGTGCTGTTCAAATAGGTGTAATTGCAGGTACTCCACTACCTCAATTTGCAGAAGGTGGATGGGTAGATTCAAAAGGTAAGATTCACGGTAACAGTCACGCGCAAGGCGGTGTTAAGATTGAAGCTGAAGGTGATGAGTTTATAGTTAAAGGCAAACACGCCAAGAAGAACTCAGGTTTATTAGAAGCGTTAAACGCTGGAAGCGGTCAAGAGTGGATTAATAAGAATATGGTTTACCCTGCTATTCAGAACGTGTTAGATAACGGTGATTCTAATTCTAACCAATGGAATAACCTAAACGTTCAATTCAAAGACCACAACCTCATATCCGCAATGGATAGAGATAGGCAGGCAAACGTTAGGGGTTTGAGTATGGTAAACAACACTTTGAACAAGTTAGTCAAGACACAAAAAAGAGGCGGTTACCATGCTTAGTATTACTTCAGACGTATTTAGTATTGTAAGCCAGCCTGAAGGGTTAAGCGAAATGAAGCACCGCGTTTACTACGCGACTGAACTACGCTCTTACCTAGAAGAGTTTGAAGGTGATTTGATATTTAGAGGTTCAGACTACGCTAATTTAAGAAGTCTTTACCGTGACAACGCCTGTTCTGTTATTCCAGTAGTAATTGAGGATGGTTGTGGGCTTACTTTAAACGGCAATCTATTTATGAATGAAGCCGAATGGAGACCCGATATTTGCGAGGTATCTGTTCAAGTTGTAGACGCTGGATTCCTTTCGTTGATTGATAACAACATGGGCATTAAAGCCTATGTAAATGTGCCACGCTCAAAGAATGATGTTGATATTACAGATTCGGTATCAGTTCAAACAGACCTACTATTTAAGAGCAACACGATAGGAGACCCCGACACAACAGGACGGCAAGGCGTAAGAGTTTACGATGTGTACAAGATGCTTGTGGCGTTTATGACTGATGGATTACTTGGTTTTGAAAGTGATTATCTTCTACCTGATGACAACAATCCAGAAGTTCGTATTCCAACGTTAATAACGGCTGACGAATTAAGAAACGGAAACACAGACGCGTTATTCCCTTACATATCATTTGAAGACTTTCATGGAGACATGGCAAGGCTTTACAATCTATCTTTTGATGTTAAGGATGGTGTTCTTCGCGTAGAGCCTGATGCGTACTTTAAACAAACGTCTGACGTATCTACAATTAACAACCCAACAACCGTAACGCAAGAATCAGACGTAAAGAGTTTCTACCAAAAAGTTAAGTTCGGAAGCCAATCAGAAGATAGTGACGATTTTACTTACTATCCTAATATTACGTTCTTAGGGTTTAGGTCTGAAGAGTATCATTTAGGAGGTCAATGCAACACTAAGTCAATACTTGATTTAGAAATGACCGAACTAATCACAGACCCAAATGTGATAATGTCTAACCTTGAGGTTGCTAGTGGTGGTGGTGTAGACTTTAACGGCAAGTCTGAAGATATTTACATTGTAACAATGGACATTGACAATGAATCTGTTGTTTATACAAATCCTATAAATTCAGCCGAACAATATTACAATTCACTATTAACAAACTTTGAGGTTTCATTGCGTTGGGGTGATGGTGTTCCTTTTTCAATATTCCAATACTTAGGAGAGAATCAAAACGGTGCGAGGGGTTACAGAAACGCCTTTTACAACCCGACATTATTCACAGTTGATGCGCTTCAAAGATTCGCCTTGATTTACTTTCCTGATAGAACACTACCTGAAGGATTCGACACTAACGGTAATATGTCTGATGTTTCATATGCTTTAGATTCACCTCCTGATGTTGTTGGGAATACAGGAACAGACACGCAATTAAAGACCATCTACACAGCTCCAGTTGCTTCGGTTTACACGGCAATTGCAAGGATTAGATACACAAACTCACAATCATTTGCAGGTAACATATTTATTTCAAGATATGCGCCATCCGTATCTCAAAACTCAATTGATTCTCTTGGTGGTTCTCCTGAAGTGTTTGTAAACGGTGCTTATGAAAGGAATATTAGTTGGACTACTTACATGGATGCAGGAGATAGGTTAGCTGTTGGCATAGTTAACATTAGCGAGGTTATACAAGATTCGTTCTTTCAAGTAAACGATTTAGATTTTATTGAAAAGACTTACGACCCTGCTGAAAACTACCTTATGAAAACATCATTTGATTATCCATTAAGTTCACAAGATTGGCAAGACTTTTTAGATGATAGGTATGGCGTTATTACAGTTAACCACCCTAACGGTCAAATAGTAGGATTCTTAAATGATGTGACTAGAAGGTTAGAAGATGGCATTACTGAATGGAGTATTAAAAGCACATTTGAAAATAGCTAAACAATGAGTCTATCACTAATACCATATCAACCACTACCATTTGGAATTGAAGAAAATTGTACGCTTCCGTGTGCTAATTGGGTTCAGAAGATTGAACGAACTGACGAAACATCTATTCAATTCGGTTTTGGTGCTTGTCCTACGGCTGGAACTGTAATTGTAAATGGTGACTTTGCTAGTGGTGGTGATAATTGGACACAAACAGGAACATGGACTTTTAACAATGGGATTGCTAGTTCTCCAGTATCGGGAACAAGTGGCAACATTAGCCAAGTAGTAACCATGTCGGGGGTTGATTACGTTGAAGTATCGTTTAACCTAACGCTTAACAACGGGGTGTTCTTCCTAACGGCTGATGGTAGCTATGTTCAGCAAGTAAACTTTGGAGGTACTAAATCGTTTGTTGTTCCCGTTAGCGGTGCAAGTGCTTCGTTCTTCTTTGTGTTTAGTGATGCTCTAGGTGGGTCTATTTCAAACATCATAATCAAGCCAATCAACACGAGGGTTAGGTTAGATGTAACGGATACATTAGACGTATCGGAAGCTACTATTCCTGACACATGGTACACGTTTAACAATGGCTTTCTAACTGCAAACTTTGAAGACTGGTCTTCATTAGCCTTAGACGATGGTTGCTATAAGTTAGGCATTTACGACCCTTGCGAATGTTCTCAATTCGGTTTCATTGGTGACAACTTCGATGTTCCTAATCAATTCAGGGTTATAACGGGTGCGGCTACTATTGATGGTGGTGCAATGACATTTGATTTTGTAGGTCAAACACAAGTAAGGTCAAGGGCTTTACTTTGTCCTAATGTTGATTATGAAATTACCTACACAGTATCGGGGATTAGTGGAGCAACACAAGACTTTCAAATTAGAATAGGAACAACAAACGGGGTTGTTAGAACTACTGACGGAACTTACACGGAAACACTATCAACGTCATTCACAGGAGATATTGAAGTAAGGTTTATTGCTAATGATAGCGGTTCGGTTTCTACGTTTGAAATTATAGATTTCAGCATTGAAGCTGTTACGCCTATTATATCACATCGTTCTGTTGAGTTCAATCTAAAAGATACACACAAATGTTCTGTTTTGATAGATGCTTGTGGTGTTGGTGAGGAGTTTAACTTCGGGTTTGATGGTACTGGATTCAATCCAAAGATTAGATTAGAAGGCACTTATAGAACGTCTAACTATCCAACTACTAGAACATCATACGAATATAGCAACGGACAAAAGAACGTGCCTTATATGAGGACTAGAAGGGCTAAAACTTTCTTGTTTGGTGCGCCTGAATACGTACACGACTTTTCTGCTCTTTGGTTAGGGTTTTCAAACTTGAATATTGACGGGGTTGCTAAGTTCTGCGAAGACGATGAACCACCTACTATTTCACCTGAAGATGATGTTGACTTTGGCTTGGTGACATTCACATTTAGCGATAAGGTAGAACTAACCGAAAAGAGAAGTTGTACCACTTTAGCGAATACTGGATGTACTAGCGAAGGTGTTGCATTAACCATTCCGAGTTCAGGCGGCTTTAATTTACAGAATCCACAATTAGCCGACCAAGGCAGAATATTACTATTTCCATAAATAAATATAAATCATGGCAGACCAAATAGAAGTAACATCGTTAGCGGCACAAGCTGCATCGTCAATAGATTCAAATACGCAAGTAGTCGCGTTTACACAAGCAGGAGATACAACTAGATTACCGTTAGTAGAAGCGGTTGCCTATGCTAATCAAGTAAATGAATGTATTTGCATTAAAGAAGCAAGTTTAACCATTGCAAGTGCTGATGTATTAACACTTAATAGTACACCTATTGAGATAGTTGCTGCTACGGGTGCTGGAACTGCTATTGAAGTGCTGAGTGCAAGCATGAAAATGGTTTACAATTCTACTCCATATGCAACTAATACGGCACTTTCTTTAGTTACAAATACTGCTGATTTGTTCCAATTCGAAACAGAATTAGCACAAATTGCCGACTGTTTTTCAAAGTTTGGAAGCGAAGATGCTGCACCCGATAACATTCAATTTGTAGAAAACGAAGCGTTACAAGTTACAGTAGGAACAGGCAACCCAACAGCTGGAGATTCAGACATCAAAGTATACGTTACATATCGCATAATTACCCTTTAAACCATCATGCCACGCGATATGAGTATAAATGAATACGTAGGAGAGTTAATTGTTGCAGGCGGTGGTGTTGCCACTTCAATATTAGCGTGGAAACAAGGTCAGAGTAAGGCTAAAACAAGTCATCTTGACAACGTTGAAAAGGCTATTAAGATTTGGGAGGACACATCTAACAAGTTGCGAGATAGTTTGACTACTTTAGAGGACGAAATGAAAGTAATGAGGTATAACCATGAAGAGTGCGAATCTAGCAAGCGTGAACTATGCGAAAAAGTAAAGGTTCTTGAAGATGCAATGCACGGTATAATTGGAACGCCAAAGGACAAACAAAAACCACTTAACGAAGGAAAATGAAAAAACTACTACTTATACTATCTGTTGCAGCTTTCGCATCTTGCAACAAACAAGAAGTTCCTAATCGTTGCGCTAGTTGCGTACTAATTAACGGGCAACTATGGTCTTACGTCTGCGAAGATGAACTAGACACACTAACTATTGAAGAATACGTTAGCTACTGGGATAACGCAGGGGATTTAGTTTGTGAGATAAAGCGTTAATGAAAATAACAATAGTAACGGGAGTTTGGAAACGTCCTGAAGTGTTTGAGATGTTCGCTAAAGGCATTGAAAACTTAGGCGTTGAAGTTCGTGTTATTGTTGCAGGTTCAGAGGGTGAAACATCGCGTAAGATGGTTGAGAAACACGGCTTTGATTATATCGAAGTGCCAAACAGACCACTATCAAACAAGATGAATGCCACAACTAGAGCGGCTAAAGGTTCTGACTATGTTATTTGCATGGGTTCTGATGACATCATTTCGCCTGAACTATTCCAAGAGTATTTAAGGTACATGAATGAAGGTTACGACTTTGTAGGTCTGACAGACTTCTATTTTTACGACACGGAAAGTAAACGTGCTATGTATTGGGGTGGTTATGCCGATAAAAGGAAAGGTATTTCAATAGGTGCTGGTTGTGTTATTAGTGCTAAGTTACTCAATAGAATGTGTCACGAGCCGTGGAGAAATGGACTTAACAAGGGGCTTGACAGTTCAATGCAAAGGCGCATAAATGGAAAGGTTGGAAAGTTTAGCTTAAAGGAAAAGGGTTTATTTGCTTTGGACATTAAAAGCAGTACCAATATAACCCCGTTTGAACTTTGGCAAAATAGTTCTTACATTGACGCGCAAATCATAAGGGAGCAATTTCCGTACATATTTGAATAATGAATGAAGAACTAAAGAGAATGGCGTTAGTCGGAAACGATGAACAACTAGCAGGAATCTATAATTCAGACTACATCAACATCGATGGTAACGAGATACACAAAACCGCTATCATTCATGATAACGTTAAATTAGGCAAAGGCAACGTAATAGGGGCGCATACTGTAATAGGCTCAAACGGTGAAATGCGTAAACCTAAGTACTTTAAAGGTACTGTAAGAGGGTTTCAACGTTCGTTCAAAGGTTTGGTTATCATTGGAGATAATAACGTCATTAGTGAGCTTGTAACGATTCAATGCCCTAAAGAAGAAGGTCAAGTTACTGTAATAGGTGACGATAACATTATCATGGCTCACTCTCACGTTGGGCATGATGCTAAGATTGGTAACGAGTGCGAGATATGCACTGGAACAATCATCGGTGGTTATACTACCATCCTAGACGGTGCTATCATTAAGCTAGGTTGCACGATACGTAACCGCGTGACTGTTGGCATTGATTCACTTGTTGGAATGGGTTCAGTAGTCATTAAAGACGTTCTAGACGGTGCTACGGTTTACGGTAACCCAGCAAAGTAGCGAACTTCTCTAGTAGCAATTTGCCTTGTGGATTAAACTCTAAGTTGTTTTCCTTTGCGAATTTATCTATCAATGCTTTGAGTTCATTATCCATATTACAAAGATAAACGCTATATTTATACTTTCGTGTTTTGTTAGTTTTGAGCCGTTCCGTTAATTCGGGGCGGCTTTTTTTGTATCTTTGTATTCTAATCGCACCCGTGGCAACATAGCTTATGCCATCATAATAAGCTAGACAATTTCAAATACCTTTTTTCATGTCATGTGTTAATTACAATTGCGACCCTTTAGCGGAGCAAGTATTAAATACGTGTGGAGTAGAAATTAACGGTTCGGCTGCGGAAGTGGTCGTATTCGAGTGCGGTGCTGAACCTGCTGACCCTTCCGATGGAACGGCTATTGCGGCTCAAATCGTTGCTGGAACTGCGGTTATTGCAAAGAAACTAATGGTTGAGTTCCCTGAAGGGAGCGCGGTCGAAGGTGGAAACTATATTGCAGGCGGTGAACCTAAACCTACTACATACCAAAGAACAGCTACATGGATTGACACTAACGTAAATACTACTTCGCAAACCTTCTATGATGCCATAGATGCTGCTAGTGGTGTTGCTGTTGGGGCAATCCTTTGTAAGTTAGTAGAGCAAGATTTATGTCTTTACATCGTACCTAACGTTTCAGGAATCCTTTTCAAAGGAAGCCTTACAGGTAGTGATTCAGAGCCTTTGCGTTACTCTTACGTTGCTAGTTGGAAGAATAAGTTTAACCCTACTTTGGTTGCAGAGCCAGCAGGCGTTTTCTCTTAAACTCCATCAATTCTTTAAAATTAGCCCCGTTCCTTAATTGGTTCGGGGTTTTTATTTGTAATATTGTGGCATGAACAACGACATGAAACATTGGAAACGTGTAAGCGGTGGCACGAAGTACAAGTACGTTATAAAGTACATTGATTGCTACGGTGAAGAACGCTACGTAATGCGATACAATAACGGTAACACATGGTCAACACGTAAGATTTACGACACGGAACGAGAAGCCGCTAAAGCCGTTGACATGATATTAATCGGAATGGGTAAAGAACCTGTTAACATATTGAAAAGGAAATGAAAGACCCAATAGTTCAAAGCGTGATAGACAAGTTTCAGGAGCGTTCTAACGTAGGCATTAAGAAATACGGAACAACCTTGCAAGATAATCAATTGAGTACGTTAGAATGGCTAACACACGCACAAGAGGAAGCAATGGATTTTGTGCTATATTTGGAGAAATTGAAAGCAGAACAATGAAAACCGCAATTGGCATTCGTTGGTATCCACGTAAACAAGAAACGCTATTACGTTCACTTGAAACGATTGGACATGATTACACGGTATATCCTGATGGTCAACCATTATCATACGACTTGAATAGTAAGTTGCTTGGTGGTCACGTTGGATGCTTCAAACACTATTACAGAGTTATTGAAGACCTATGTAAACAAGACGTTGATATTGTCGGTTCATTCCCTGATGACATTGAATACTCTAACGGATGGTTAGATATAGCATTACGTCAATTTAAGGCTAATCCATACATAGGCTATTTAGATTGCTTTACGGCTCTTGGATTGGCTCACGGTAAAGGATGGAGACATAAGAAGGGTTGGCAGGAACTTAAAGGTGGTTGGGGTACATCTTGGGGAGGTGCTTACTTGTTCCGTAAAGAGGTTGCTTTGAAATGGCTTAAACATCCTTTTATCTTGAATCACTTAGAGAACTACAAATCAAACCAACAGATTGACCACGCAATACCTGAAGCAATACATCAAATGGGACTGTTCCAGTTCTATCACATGCCTAGTTTGGTTAAGCATATTGGAATGACTAGCACAATTGGGCATAAGCATAGACGGAGTGACGATGCTGCTGGATGGTAAACTAAAAGCGTGGTTGATTGAAATAAATTTAGTACTTTAGCGGTCGATGAACATTGTATTAGCCGCATTTGGCAAACAAGGGTACTTTCACGCTGCGTACAACTTCGCTTTTTCTATAAAGCATTACGACCCAACAGCAAAGATTCTATTAATCCACGATAAGGGCATTAAGTATCTAGGTGGTGACCATAAGTATTTTGACAAACTTCACGCAATAGACGAGTATCATACGCATCCGCAAGGTATGTTTGACCCTGCTAACGTGAAGCTGATTACTTATAAGATAGCCACTAAATACTTTCAAAAGTACCTATTTCTAGACGTTGATAATATCGCATTAGGTTCATTGCAACCATTTTACGATTCAATGACTAAAGACTTTGCTCTTGATGTTGAGGGTAAAGGCGGTAAAGATGACAAGATTGCTTATTCTGTTTGGGCTGACAACAAAGATATTTGGGAGCAATTCGATTTAAAAGACGATGATACTTATTACGCTGTTCATTCTTCGTGGCATTTCGCGAAAAAGACAAAGGAAAACACGGCAATGTTCAAAGAAGCTATTAGGCTAAACTTTGAAACGTTCACGGATAGAAGGCTATTAAAGGTTAAGTGGGGTGTTTCATTACCCGATGAACTTCCTTTAGGTGGCGCATTAGCTAAACGCGGTTATGATGCAACTGAAAAGAATCCAATATTTTACGGTGACCGATTCATACCTATTTCAGAGATGAAAGCGAAGTATCAAATACTTGCCATGTACGGGGCTGGAATTGGTCTTACTAATGTAAAACGCGAATATATTGAGTTTTACGATAGACACATGAGAGAACTTTGCAAGGCTCACGGGATTAACCATATTTTCAAAGTTGGCTCAATAATGAGAGATAAACTAATCAATAAATGAACAATATAGAACAGATTGAAATAACGCACCAAGCGAACGGCAAGAAGAAAAAGGTACAAGTATCTTGGCTTTTGTCTAATAACGCTAATTGGTACATGGATGCCCAACCATTTCTTATTACAGATAATAAGATTGGTGAAAAGTTATACGGTGAGTTTTCGGGTAAGCCTGTTAAAGTTCGGATGTTGTCAAAGTACCCGTATTTAAAAAGTAGATTAGAAGATTATGAAGAGGAAAGGCAAGAGAATCAAGCCGCACCAGTTGGAAACGATGAATCCACCGAAACCGAGGAAACCGAAGCGACCAATCAAGGAGGAATAGAGGACACGCCAAGAGAAGAAATCATGCTTATGTCGGTAGAAGAACTTAAAAGCTATCTAAAGGAACAAGGCATTGAATACAACACCCGTAAGAAGTCGGTTGAATACTTCCAAGAATTAGCAATACAAACAATTAAATAAATAATGGAGTTAAAAGAAATCCTATCCTATCAAGGCATTGAATTAAAAGACGATGCAACTATTGACGATTACAAAGCCGCCTTTGATGGTGTATTTGTAAGATTAGACCAAGCGGCTGAACATCCTGACGTGAAGAAAGCTAACGTAGGTGAAGCTACAAGAAAGTACGCTACTGAATTGAAGCGAACTGCTAAAGAGCATGGTATTGAATTGACCAAAGAAGATACTGATTTGCCTGTTGATGAATTGGCGCGGTTGGTTGCTTCTAAGATTCAAGAAAGTAGCACATCTATCATTGAGGAATTGAAAGCCAAAAGCGGTAAGCCTAGCGAAGCACTTGAAAAGATGAAAAGCGATTACGAAAAGCTAGAATCTAAACTAAAAGATGAAGCTAGAGTAAAGGGAGAACTAGCTGAAAAGCTAACGGAAACTGAAAAGAAGTTTGGAACGTTTGAAAAGAACTATAAGCTGAACGATAGCAAAAAAACGCTAATGTCTAACCTTAAATTCAGCGACACGGCTAACGACCTTGTAAAAGATGGTTTCATTGCGCGAATGGAAAAGGATTACAAGATTGACTTAGACGAAACTGGTTCTGTATTCATTACCGATTCGGAAGGAGCAAGGATTTCAGACCCTTCAAAGCATGGCTCTTACTTGTCCCCTGAAGCCGTTTACGCTGCCAAGATGGAAGAGTTCAAGATTGCTAAAGTAGTTGATACTTCAAAGGTCAATCAACCACCTGCACCAACTCACACACCACCACCAACCAATCCTGATGGTGTAAGGGTTCAACGTGCCGTGATGCCAAGAACTTAGAATATACCCGACAAGGTTAATTAGACTTAAAAGCCGTTGCAATTATGTAACGGCTTTTTTGTATCTTTGTAACGCGATTATGACGCGGCTATCCTTTGCCGATAAAAAATAGGAGTTCGTGGCTTAATACTTACAGCCATTATATGTAAGTAAAGAGATTCAAACTTTTATATAATGTCATATACACCTAGTGTTCTAGTGTCTTGCCCAAACTTGCAGGAAAACCTAGACAGAATTTTTACAATTGATGCGGCTTCTTTTTACCGTGAACCAATTCCTTTTACTGAGTACTTAATGTCTCCAATCAACCGTAACGGTATTTCCGCGATGGTTAGCACAGGAGGTTCTAAAATTAGAACAGCAACCTTAACGTATCAACCGCGAATCCTACCTAGTGAGGTTCAAAGTGATGTTACTGCTTATTGTTCAGCAACAACCGAAAGAGGTAACACTTCGGAAGACTACTCTATTGATACTACTAAAAACCTTTTCCTTGACCAACAATTTGATGTTGAGAAGCTAAAGAGTTCTTGTGAGGATAACGAGATGTGGTTTCAGGAGCAAATTATGAAGCTAGTTGCTGCAATGGACACGGCTGTAAACGCTAAGAACGCAACACAGGCGGCTGCTCTTTTGGGTGGATGGTCAAGTGATGTATCTGGTGTTCCTTTCGTTAGCGTTGATGGTTCGGATAACTTGGTTGTTCAGACACTTCAACCATCTAGCGCATTTGCACCATTTCCAGCTACTATGCAATCTGTACAGTCTGCTTTGGAAGCGTCTAACTTCGGTCAAGCTGCACTATTTGGAGGTTTCCAATTAGACAACTACTTGAAATTGATTGAAAGCGGATGTTGTGCTAACTACGGTCTTGATATTGCTGATATTCAGGCTCGTTTCGGTATGGCTTCGGTTAGAGATAGAAACGTTGCTTCTGCGCTTGGCGGAAATGAATACGCAATGGCTGTATCTAACGGTGCGCTTCAGATAATTGATTACAACCGTTGGACAGGTTTGTTTGCTGCACAAGATAGCAACCAATCTTACGGTACTATTCAGTCTCCAGCAACTGGTCTACGTTACGACTTAGTAGTAAAGCATGATTGTGGAGTTATTGACGTAACTCTTACTGCGACTACTAAAGTAGTTTCATTGCCTGCTGATATGTATCAAACGGGTGACCATTTGGAAGGCGTTAAAGGTCTTGCAAGAATCAAGGTTACAAACGTTTAATTGATTCCTTAATTTGGGGTGTAGGTCTGTTAGGCTTACACCCCTTTTTTTAAACTTTTTCAATGGCTTGTTTTGATGGTATAGTTGGTTACAAAGGATGCACTACTAGTGATGGTATATTACTAGATAATCTTGTGCCGTATTCGGAAGTTGAAAAGTATGTAACTGAAGATTACGAAAACGCTTCAGAACTCATTGACGAAAAGATTGCTTTTGCTATTAAGAATGTGACCAAAGAGATAGGTTCACACTTCAGGGCAAACTACAAACCAAAGACTATTATAGATTCAAAACGGGCTGGATTCTTTGATGAAAATCAAACAGAAAAGGCGGCAAGTGCTGAATTTAGAGGTATTGAACTAGAGATATGCAACAGAGAATCTTACTACTCTTTGTACGTTTCTGAAATTCAAACATACCTAAACTATACGGGTGCTGTTTCATTGCTTGTTATTGATACCATGACAGGCGAAACATTAGACACCATTGCCATTACTTCAACGGCTGGTGAGATTTCAACTACATACGTAAATAGAACTTACAACGCCGAAAAGCGCAAACGTAGGATTGCTTTTGTTTACGATTGTACTTCAATCCCCAACTACAAAACTAATTTGATTGGTGAGGGGTGTTACAACTGCAAGAAAGGACTTTACAATATATCGAACATTGTCAAGGGTCGTGAGATTAAATACGCAACGGGCGCAACACCTATATTAGCTAATATAGACGGTCATACAGACACCGCAGGTCTATCAATAGTATTTACGTTGCATTGCGATAATGAAAGCTGGATATGCGCTAATAGAGGCGTATTAGAGTTGCCACTATTAAATAGAGTTGCTGAATTGATTATGGAATTTGCATTATTCAATTCTGATAGGTTCAACACTAAAACCGCTATCAATAAGGATGCTATTGAAGCACGAATGATGAAGTATCACGAGGACTATGAAAGCCAAATGAAGATTACATTAGAAGGAATGATAACCCCTTCAGATGGTGTTTGTTTCGTGTGCAATCGTCAAAGGAAATACGTAACTTCATTACCATGATAGTGAAGGGTGGAAATATTGAATATCTAACTAAAGAAACCGTTGATGGTCTTGTAACCTTTTGGATATGGCTGAATTAACAACGGAACAATTTACGGCTAAGATTGACGGAATGGTCAAGCAGATTAAGGAGAATAAACCCCTTAAAATTGCTGCTCAAACTATTCACACGTTGAGGGTGCTTAGAATATTCCATGAAGGTCTAAACCAAAACGGCTCTAGTATCGGTACTTACAACACATCTACGGAGATTTACGCAAGTAATGACCAACTACGTAAGAAAGGAACGAACAAGGGCAAAACAGGTAAGCCAACTAAAACGAGTTACTACAAGTCTTACAGGGATTTGAAAGTGCAACAGGGTTTTAATGCTTCAGGTGTTGATTTGAGAATGACTAACAATTTTCAAAGTGACTACGCTAACGCACCATTGAACAAGACAAGCGATAAAAGCCCCGAAGCTAAACCGTTTAAAGCCAACGTGAACACGTACCAAGAAAAGTTAAGCCGACAAGAGAACGTTGACAAGTTAGAAGGGTTTGAAAAGAAATACGGTAAGGTGTTTAACTTTACGGCTGGAGAGAAGAAAGCATTTCAAAAGGCTTACAATTTTGAAGCTAATCAGATACTAGAAGGTAAGAAATAATGGGATGTAATTGCGGTAAACCAAGAAGACCTAGAACTAAGAGATGATTGAGCAATCAAAAATAGAAGCAATTGTAAATAGTGCTATTGAAGCATCTAAAGACTTGTACGTTTTCGAGGGCGGAACTGCTATTTGGAAAGGTATTCCAGACTATTACGACGGGTATGTTGAAGCGGTTAAACAAAAGAATCGAATCGAAACACACGCGGAGGTTGACAAGTACCCTGAAATGTTATTCAAGCATCGCGCTCCTAATCAGAACGACAAGGAGAACGAGTACATTGAGAACAATTACAAGAACACTACGCACCCTGCCTTTGTTGACTATCTTAGTGTTGTTTCACGTGGATTGAATGACCACAACTGGGAGATTATCTACCCACAAGGCGGCAACGATGCTGATGATTACAGAAAGTACGTTAACAAAGAGATTGACGTATTTAATTCAGTTGAGCGATACGTTAAAGAGATTGTTCCAACACTTCGCGGAACAGATGCAAACGGTGTGTCTACTTTCAAACTTAAAGATGTTTCATTTGTTGAAGTTGACGGTCAGATGGTTGTTGACGATACGCAAAAGTTTGAACCACAACCAATGTACTACGGCTGTGAACAGGTCGTTGCTTGGAAATGGAATACTTACGGGTTATTTGAAAGCCATGAAAAGACTTTAGTGGCATACGGTCAAAAGAATTATGAGATTGGGCGCGTGTTCTACTTTTACGATGATACAAACATTTGGAAGGTTGAGCAAGTAGGAAAGTTCATTGATAACGCTTTCACTTACACGCTAATTTTCGCACATGAATTGGAGATGTTTCCTTGTGTGAAACTTAAAGGCGTTCCAAAGATTAAAAAGGACGGTGATATTTACTACACTTCACGTTTTTACTATTCTGTTGACCTTTTAGATTGGTCTTTACTTTATTCTAATTACCTGAACGCTCAAATTGCTAACGTTTGTTTTCCGATGCGTTGGGCGGTTGGTGATGATTGCGACTTCACGGACAATAACGGTGTCCAATGTTTTGACGGTTATATTATAGGAGATAACGGTAAAAGTGAATGCCCACAATGTCACGGTGCTGGTCAGATGCCTAGATTCTCTTCAATGGGAACTTACTTACTGAAGGGTGCTGAAGGACTAGACAAAGGAGATACTTCGTTTAACGTGCCTATGGGTTACGTTGCGCCAAATACCGAAACGCTATCATTTACAAAGGAAACGGCTAAAGAATACTTTGACCAAGCAAAGTCAATGTTGCATATTCACACTTCAAACTCTAATGTAAAAGGGTCTGAAAATATGACTGCAACGGGAATGAGTATTGATATGAAAGCGATGTATGCTTTTGTCCTTCCAGATTCAGACCAAACATTTGACATATTCCAATTTCAATTAGATGTGATTGGTAAGGTTCGATATGGTAAAGACTTTGAGGGTGCTAAATTGGTTTATCCTAAATCATTCGATTTTAGAACTGATGCTGATATTTTGGAAGACATTAAGGTTGCGAGAGAAGCTAAACTACCTACTCACGTAATTAGTTCTTTGGTTCATCAATACCTACGCAATAGATTCTATTCAGAGCAATCTACAAACACCGTTTCAGAGATAATAGAAGCGGCTGACAGGATTCTTACTTTGAGTAATGAAGAGATTATCCAACGCAAGACTTTAAACACAGTTGAAGCGTGGGAAATAGTATTGCACGATTCAGGATTTAAGCTAGTCAATGACTTGATAGGCGAAAACCCTTCATTCCTATACTTGGAGATTGACGAACAAGTTGAGTTATTGAAAGCTAAAGCGATTGAAGTAACACCAAAGGATTTAGCAGTAACAAGGGCTGAGGGGTTCGCAAATAGGGTACTAGGTAGCTAATGGCGTTCACAGACGAAATAAAGCGAATCATTGACTTAAAGGTTGATAGATTGGAAACTATACCCGATGCCTTTTCAAGTCGTATGGTTAGGATTCAACGCGCCAAGTTCAATGATGTGATTCGTTTACTTGATGAACTGGATTACAAGAATGGTTTTATAGTCGTTAACGATGCTAATATCTTAAAGATTGAAGCGATAACAGAACAGATTAAAGAAGTTCTAACGGGTGCTGAATACGAAACGGCTGTTGGTGAATTGATGCAAGAGTTTGACAATCAAGCCGCTATTAATTACAAGTACTTTGAAGCAATAGACCCACGTTTTGAAGTGCCTGCAATATCGAATAACATACTTCGAGCAAAGAAGAATGAGTCTATTTTAAGTTTGCTTAATTCAACCGACCAATACTTGACTAATCCAATGAGACAATCGTTGAGTAATTCGGTTTTATCGGGTGGTTCACGTGCTGATTTGCTTGATACGTTTAGAGATTTGATTGAAGGTGACCCCGAAAAGGTCGGACGTTTAGAGCGAGCAACACGGCAAATAGTTAGCGACACTTTCGCGTTGTCTGACAGAGCAATCACAAACGAAGTAGCTGAACAGTTGGGTATGAAATACTATCTATACACGGGTGGTTTATTAAAGTCAACTAGACCTTTCTGCAAGGCACGTAATGGAAAGTTCTTTAAAAAAGAAGAAGTGCAGTCTTGGGGTGATTTAGGTGATTGGGCTGGTAAGATGGAAGGAACGAACTCTAAGACCATATTCCAAACCGCAGGGGGTTACAATTGTCAACATTCTATTCTGCCTGTTAGTGAAGCCGTTGTACCTCAAAAAGTAATAGAACGCAATGCTTAAAGCAATAGTAAACTTTCTTAATCTAAAGTTGGAGTTATTAAACTACTTCGATTTAACCCGTTGTTTATGCGAGTTAAAAACAAAAGGTGATGTAATTGCTCCAAAGGAATACATTGCAAACGGTGAGTTTCAAAACATTGATTTTGATTCAAGCGATGGTGTTAGTTATTGGAGACTACGCGACCCTATCACGGTAACACGCGAAGCCAACCCGAATAAGGCACTTAAAAGAGTACAGACTACCGTACCTATGAAATTAGTGTTTAGTGTACGTAGAGACAAGCTAACAACCGATGACGCTTATTCTTTTGACCGTATTCGCCAAACCATAGTAAAGCAATTCAATATTGATAATGGTGCATTGACAACCGCTTTAGGTGCTGCGAAAGTCACCATAACCGCTCCAAGTTCGGACGGTGACCCGTTAAGCGTTTGGGATGCTGAAACAAGCGGAACAGAAACACAAGAACCTGATTTCAAGTTTGTTTTTGGTTCTATTGATATTGACATAGTAATTGATTCAGACACGGAATGTCTACCAACTGAATGTGATGATGTTGATAGTGATATTTTACATACGTTTGATTTCTGTGATGCGGCTGTAATAGATAGATTAACGGCTGCACAAGTTACCTGTTTAGAAGATGCTTTGTCTGGGGTTTGCGACCCCGTAACGGAACAAATCAACGGTGTAACCATTGGAACTACTCCAAGCGGAGACACTAATAACCAAGTGATAACTGATAGCGCGGCTAACCCTGTTGGAACTGAAGCAAATCCTTCGGTTATTGGAGATGCTACGGTTACTATAAACAGCGCAAGTCTTGGAGCAACTGGTTCGGTTGTCGCTGAAGGTTCTGTTGATTTGGTTGTAAATCTTGACGGCTCACCATCAGGCTCTTGGGATGGTGATTCTTGGGAAGTTACTAGCGCGGTTTGTGCAGATGCAACCGTTAATATTAACGGTGTTTTTATGGAAAATATTCCATCGGGAGATACCGAAAATATTGAAGTAAGACAAGAAACGGGAGCAACATTAGTAGGTAGTAAGCAGGGGCAATATTGGAGGGTAGACGATTCTACGGTTGAGAATAGCGATGCTAGTTATTCGGCTGCGGTGGTAGCTGAAGGTAGTTTAGTTCTTCCAAACATTACCGTTACCGATTCGGACGGCACAACTTCAAGTGTTCCAAGCGTTCAGAATGTGGTTTGTACACCTTCACTTGACGCAACAGTACAATTAAACGGCTCAACTATTGGAAATGTTGCGAGTGGTGCAACGGGTGACTTTGACGTAACTCAGGACGGTTCGCCTGTTGGAAGTTGGAACGGTAGCGCGTGGATTATACCACCCGATGCAGGTGGCGGCACTTTAACAATTGGTGTTTACTCTGATATTGGGCTAACTAATCCTATAACATCGGCAGATTTTGGTGATACTGTTTACATTAATCTTACGACTTCAATTGCAAGCCCAACCGAATACAGGTTCTTGATATTCGAGAGTTCTATTGTAGGTAGTTACACGCTGCAAGCAGGGGCAACTTTAGCATATACAATTACATCATTTAACGACTTAATAATATTTGCAGAAGCAGAAGATGGTACTATTTCTGCTTGTGCTGTAAACTCGTTTGATTTAACAATAAATGCAGATGCAGATGCAAACGCATACATAGCCGCACACAACACTGCTAGTGGTACTACTATGGCAGCCGCACAACAGTTAGCGGTTCAAGGAACATTCCAACGATTAAAAGGGTCTGGTACTTCCTTCGGTTCTAATTTGTTCGCAAAACTATCAGCTTCAAATGGCGAACTTTACGCATTTACGCCCGTATCTAGTGCCGTGGTTAGTTTACCAACGATTGCCATAGATTGGATTGAACCGTCCGTACTTGCTACAGTTGTAGGATTTGTACCAGCAGATGTAGCTAATGATGGTGTAACGGGTGGTATTGGTAAGTATTTAGCTTTAAAACGCGCACCATCTGATTACTCGCAAAACGA